CGCTGTTTGACGATCCAGTTTTTGTCGAACCGTTCGCCGCGGGTTTCCTCCACCCACAGGCGTGAGGTGTACACCGGATACACGTCGATATGGCCCTTCTTGAAGGCTTCAAAGGCGTTTTCCGCTATCAACGACGCCGACTTCCGGTTTGCCGATGTGGTGGACAGCACTGGGCAAAGCCATCCCCTCTCCCATGCGACCCTGCCCATTAATCCCCCAGTAAAACCAACCAACGACTACTAAGATGGCAACCACCGACAAGACCGCAGAAGTAGACGGACTCATTTCCCTCGGCTACGAGCGCGAGGATTATGCTGGTCCGATCCCCGCCGAGGGCGAGAGCCGCCCCACGAAAACCATCTTCCCCACCTTCCGGGTGTGCGACAAGGCAGCCGTGGAACTCCACAAGGCCCTCAATGCCGGTAAACTCCTCAACGGGGAGTTCGCCGCCATCGTCGTCCTGAAGTCTAGTATGGTAAGGATATCTGACAACGATGAAGACGTTGATCCATCACAAGATATTGAGTTAGAATTTGTTGTAAAAGCAATACTACCACACATCGAAGATTCTCCCGGAGGTGAGGCTGAGATACTGGCGGATTTTGATAAACTCCCCGCCGCCGTCAAGGAAACCCCCGGCGCGGATGACGACGAGGAAGAGAACGACTAATACCATGTACGTCCGAGATATAGTTGATGACGCGAAGGCTGTACTTGGTAACTGTAACCTCACTGAAGTTTACAGAAGGCTTTCTGATGCAACCAGAAGGATGGCAAATAAGTGTATATTTGACCCGGCTATAGCCGAGGTCGACCTCTGCGTCTGCGACGGCTGCATTTCCCTGCCGCCCGACGTGGGCACCGTGCTCTCGGTCAATGTGGGCGGGCACCCAACGCTGATCCGCGACGAGTTCTTCCATTACCACGTCAACGGTCCTGGCGATCAGGAATGCACCCCGTGGGACCTGAGCGATGAGCGCGGCATGCACTGCACCCTGCGCGACCCAAGCGCCCCGGTCTATCTGGTGACCCAGCTCGCCGCCGCGGCTGACAGCAACCGCATCGTCCGGGTCTACGGCTGGGACGTGGACGGCAAGCGCATCTGGACCCCGGACAATCTCGGAGTCATGCAGGATGGCTTCCTCGTGCCGACCATCTACGGCATCGAGACCCGCAACCCGGTCGCCCCTCCCGTCAACCGCATCGACCGCATCCACAAGGATGTGTCCGCGGACTTCATCAAGCTGATCGCAATTGATCCGATCACGCTGGCCGGGCACACCCTGCTGGGTTACTACCAACCGAGCGAGACCGATCCGCAATACCGCCGCATCCATGTCAAGGGGCAGTCGTGGGTCCGCATCAAGTACAAGAAGGCCAATCCGGAGATCACCGGGATCAATGACTGGATCGGCATTAACAATCGCGAGGCTCTCCTGCAATTCCTCAAGGCCGTCAAGTTCGATCTCCTCGACCGTCACGATGTCGCCGCCTCCGCCGAGGCGGTCGGCACCCAGCTCCTCAACGACGAGACCACCGCCAAGCGCCCCAAGAATGCCTTGGCCGGGCCACAGATCATGTACAATGAGTGGCCGGGAGACTTAGGGGAGAGAATGCACTATTAATCAATAATTTACGTGAATATCGGCGTCTACTATATCCAGAATATAATCAACGGAAACCTCTACGTGGGTTCCCCAATTTCAATCTAATGGCTGACACACCCCGAGCAGAGCTGCAAGTCCTCTACGCTGGCCTCCAGTCCTTCGCTGGCGGGCAGGACTCCTTTGTGCTTCCGATCAATCTCAACGACAACGAATACGCTGGCGCGGAGAATGTCGTGAACCGGGGCGGCTTTGTCTCGACGCGGCCTGATTCCAAGTCCCTGCTCTGCTGCCCGACCCGGCGCATGCCGCAGGGCTGCATCCTCTTCACCCCGTCCAACGGCATCCCTTATCTGGTCTTCGCCTGCTACGGCAAGGTCTATGTCTCCCCGAAGCCGTTCAAGACCTACACCCAGCTCCCGAACATCCAGTTCAGCTTCCAGTCCAAGCAGATCGCATGGGCCGTCTGCCAGCAGAGCACGGACTATGATCCGTCCGGCAACATGGTTTATCTGCCCCAGCCGGTGCAGGTTTTGATCATGCAGGATGGCAACACCCGAGCGGCGATGTGGGACGGCTCGACCTCCCGCCATCTCAACCCGACCTACTCGGGCACCCCGAACTCGACCAAGCCGGGCTTCGATGAGACGCTGATCGGGCTCTGGATGGTCTGGTCCAATAACCGCCTGTGGGTCTCGCGGGGCACCCAGATTTTTGCCTCCGATATCGGCAACCCATTGAAGTTCACGGAGGCCCAATATCTCAACGAGGGACGGGCGTTCTACCTGTCCGGTGATTGCACGGGCATTGGCGAGACCAGCGACCGTCAGGGCATCATCTGCTTCACGGGCAGCGAAGGCATCTTCATCAAATCGTCCGTGCAGGATCGCACCCAGTGGCTTGCGCTGGCGGATGGCGTGATGCAGAACACCCTCCTGCCGAGTGTCGGCTGCACCTCCCACCGGTCGATTGTGACCCAGATGGGCATGATGTGGTGGTTCTCCCAGCACGGCCTGACCAATCTTGACGCCGCCTCCCGGCAGAATATCTCCTCCCGCGTGGAACTGAAGGATCAGGAGATGTTCAACTCCAAATACTACATGGGCTCGGGCCTGTCGACCATCTGCGGCACCTCCCACGAAAACTACCTGCTGGAGTCCGTCCCATCCGGGGACAAGTTGAACCGGCACACTTGGGTTCTCGACCAAAACCCCTCTGCCACCCCGAAGGCCAATGCCTACGCGGCGGATTTCACGAATGCGTGGGCGTCCCGCTGGACCGGCTGGAGGCCGGTGGAGTGGACCAAGGGCGTCGTGGATGGCAATGAGCGCGTCTTCTGCCAGTCGGTGGACTTTGATGGCGCGGTTCGCATCTGGGAAATCTTCACCGGCATCACGGGCCGAGATAATGGCATCCCTATCACCGCATGGGTGCAGGGCAAGGAGCACAATTTCAGCAACCTCGACCGCAAGAAGTTCCGCTACGCCGAGTTCGCCATCAAGGAACTGCTGAGCAATGCGTCGCTCTTGGTGGCCTACTCCGGTCGCCGGGGTGCCCCCATCACGATCTTCACCGGGGACCTCTGCGCCAACCGCGGTCAGGTCTACTACTCCCACCAGTATGGCGAGGGCTGGAACGCCCCGCTGCTGCGCGGCAACCGCGCCCAGACTCGGCTCTTCCGGACCTCCGACACGACTCCCCCGAACGCCTGCAATGACTGCGGAATCGAGTCCAACGACCCGAACAACAACGACACCCAGTTCTCCCTGTTCTTCCTCTGGTCGGGCAAGATGGGGATTGAGTGGTATCGCATCGTGGCCATTGAGGACCCGAAGCAAGAGGGTGGCGACCCCGGCTGCGTCACCGAGGATTGCGGAGCCAACCCGCGCTCGCTGGCGGAGAATGGCTGCTCGGCCAACAGTCTCTTCGTCACCACCAGCCCGTTCGTCACCTACACCGGAACCGGCACCTACAGCGTGACCATCGGCCCGTACACTTTCACCTCCACCCAAACCGCCACCAGCCTTATCAGCCAGCAAAATGCCGACTTCCTCGCTTTCTGTGCAGCCAAGGCGCAAGTGTTTTATGATAGCGGCTTAATCCCATAACCATCAATAATATATGATCTTTAATCTTATCAGAGAATTAGGACATAAGCCCGGGGTGTACCTCATTAGGAACAACGTCAATTATCGTAGATACGTGGGTAGCGCGGCGTCTAGCTTTATCGGTAGGCTCCAGAATCATGTGCAAGAGCTTAAAAAAGGGAATCATTGGAATCCTCGGCTACAAAACTCATGGAGAAAGCACGGAGACAGTGCGTGTGAGTTTATTGTCTTGGAGGAATGTCCGCCTGAACAGTGCGAGCAGAGGGAACAATGGTGGATAGACCATCTCTGTCCAGAATACAACGTCTGCCCAGTCGCTGGCTCTAGGTTAGGTTATCATCACACCGAAGCCACGAAGGATAGGATGCGTGCGTCTCATTTAGGCAAAGTCTTCTCAGACGAACACCGAAGACACATCAGCGAAGCGAAGCGTGGATGCAAGAATCCCCACCGTGGGTATGTATGGACGGGAGCCCAGAGGTTAGCGGCAAGCATATCCAGAAAAGGGCGTAAGGCATGGAATCTCGGAATACCACACACCGCAGAGTCTCGCCGGAAAATGAGCCTATCACAGTTAGCTAGATATTCACGTAATAGATTAACACTCAACTATTTACAAGATGCCTAATCTCGTGCCACTCAGGCT